TTCCAGCGCTGTCCTCTTCCCATTTCTGGCGGAGAGGGGCCGGGCGTAGGTCATGCATCAACCTCCTAAAAAGAAAGGATCTAGCACGACGGTACACCCTCGGGCTGTACAAAACCCTTTTGTACTCCCACCATTGTTTCCACATCCCATGCAGGGGCGTTTTCTGTCCCCTACAAGATCCATGGAGGTGAGAACCAAATTCAGTGTCACTGTACGGACCGATGTGGTCCTGATATATCTCAGGGACCCATTTGTCAAACAGCTCCACCGTCTTCGACTCCTCTAGTCCCCATCGCAGTTCTAAGGATCTCTTAATGCGATTCCTCGCAGAAAAGAGTTCTATGACGTTGTTTGGGGCATTATCGAGGAATACTGGCCGAACAGGCTTCCCCTCGAACCAATCCGTGCCGCAGCTTTCGCGTACGGGACCTTCTAGGAAGGTCTTTTCCACGTTCACTGCAAATCCGGACATGGTCAGTAGCTCTATTAACCGTTTAGCGATAGACTGTCTGACGATAAGATCATCGCCGTAGACAGCAAACGCATCCCGATCAAAATAGCCACTCGTCGCCTTCATAACACCGTAAATCAATGCGGTGAATAGGGCTGACTCGAGTACGAATGTGAAACCATTACCCATCGCGGACATCTTATGTAACCAGTAAGTTGTCCCATCGAGGCTCGCGCAAGGCGACCTCAACTGCAAAAGGTATGAGTTCCACTCATCGGGCAAATAGTACTCACAGGCGGCCAGACTTACAGTGTCTGAAGCGCCTTTGAGATCTATTGTGACGAAGGGGTCTTCCCCTCCGCACGAGCCGATGCGGGCCAATTGTTGGTTCTTCGACTGATCGTCGAGATCCACTCCCCACCTCTTGAGGCGGCGGCGTACAAAGCCGTCCACTCCAAGTTGAAGGAAGATGTTCATTGTGGGCCCAATCGTTATAGTGCGATAAGTTCTCGCATTCTTTGGGACGAAGTAGATCTCGTCACCAGGAACGATTTGTAACACGGACTCCCAGAACACCTTTCGATCGAGTAGGTAGTGCTTCGGTATATTGAAGCGTTCCCTATAATCGTCTTCCAGTGCGCCGAGCCACCGTGCATCATTCCGTATGGCGACTTTGGCTAAACCGTACACCGCGCTAGTACACTGATAAGGCCAATTCTCATACTTAAAGTACGAGGAAACACGGCCGTTCTCTGTGTCTAACGAAGCGCCGGGTCCATGACGCGACCATTCCGTCAAAACCTCCATACTGGGCAAAACATCACCCAGAAGCTTCCGAAGAAAGCCCTTAGCCTGTGTTACGGCTTCGAGCTTCCAGCCCTCAAGGGAAGTCAACGCTTTCCAACCTTCACGGTTGAACTCGCGGCAGCTTTCCTCCGCATCCAAGAATTTCTGGAATGCGGCGTCCTGGCATGCTTTACGATTCCCGACGAACTGGAAGTTCTTCAGAAGTGCCGCCAATTGGTACTTCGCCTTCTTTTCAGAGAGACTCGTACCGTCAGGGATGTTCATACACTGTAAACCCCAACCCTCTTGTAGGTCAAGCAGCTGCTCGACATCGCGACTTCTTATGATGTCCCTGAGCTGCTTCAAATCGACCTCATTGAGGTACTGGCCGATATCAATGGTCAGATGGTACAAAACCTTCCAAGCATAATCACTGGGAAGATTCACTTCACCGAATTCCTCCGGTGATCTTTTCGTGGATTTGACCCTACATTTCATAGGTTCTCCTTCGACTAGATCATGTGGAGCCCTTCAAGTAGCAGGTAAGCTATCTTGAGGGCCGCCGACAGGCAGATGACAGCTATGGTCAGCAGTATTTTCTTGTTGATCATATCATCAGCTGCTCCATCAGCGGAGTCATGATGTCGTCTCGGTCCACAAGGGCGACCACGCGTTGCCTGGCAATCAGGGCATCAGCTGCAGTCGCACCCACGGGAAGAGAAACAGACACCTCAACGATGATCGGTGCGGTGATTTGGGAAACACCGTCCAAACCATCCACCGTAATATCCTGCGAGAACTTCACAGCGCTTTTTGCAACGCCGCGAAAATTCCCGTTGGACTTCGGCAGAGTGCGGTACAGGCCAAGCGTGTTCCTCGATTGGAGTGAGTGATCAGCTCCAATGTAGGTAGTCCGATTCTGGTATTCATCGAATCGGGAATACACGTGATTGACGAGGCCTACACCATCGTTCTCTTCATCAACGGCCAAAGTAATAACGTCTGGCTGCATCTGGTAGTGCTCCTATTCTAGTGGCACGGCCATCATTTGAAAATGTTCTTCATAATGATAGCAAGGTCAAGGATCTTCCATCCATCGAGTTTTACATCGAAAGAAGGAAGTACTGAGACTTGCGGGTTAGGGACACGGTACTTCCGTATTGTTGTCTTTGAAATAGCGCCACTACACGAGAAACTCTTCTCATGTATACGTGTGGTTGGCCACTTCGGGACAGCTCCCGACACCCACGATGATTGGACAGTTGTATCTTCTACAACCACCCAAGAGGCAAGTTGCTGTAAGCCGCATGTTGGCGACAAAGCAGCAATTGTTTTACCCACGTTAAAGAACCAGTCACAGACGAATGACAAGGGAACAAGTTCCCAAGCACTCGAAAGGATCTGGTCGGCACCCCAGTTTTGCAAATGGGATACCTTCTTTATTGTGGATAGCACCCCAGCCCTCGCCGTGATAGTTCTACTGACGCTTTGGTCAGTTAGAATCTTAACGTACGTGTCATCCCTGACTACGTACCCAGCACGAGTGCTGGCCGTCGAGTCGCTCGAGAAACCCCGCGTAGTCATGCGTTTTCCAGCCCTATCTGCATTAAATGCAGCAAGGGTTTGGTTCACGTCATAAACTAACGGGCGTAACGCGTAGCGGGCTTCCATGTACCTGTTCTGAAGCTCCTTTGGAGAAAGCTCCTTTCCCAGGGCTTTGAGGTTTAATCGCTTAACTGCCATGAAAATACGAATGGCGCGTGAGAAGATTGACCTCAAAGACGTAATGGTCTCCCCGAGTTCTCCAAGCGTGGCGAGTATCATTGTTTCGTTCACCTTTTGTTTAGCAAAGGCGTTCGTTACAGCGATATCGCGCACATCAGAGTCCTCAAGAAGAGGAGGTGCGAGGTACGATGTAGTAGGTACGACAGCTGTCGACCTCACCGTACCATGATCACGACTCCCGGTGTATAACCGGGTGACCGGAGGGCAGTTTTGGTCCGTGTACTGGATAAGATCCCAGTCAAACGTTCCTAACGCCTCTACTTCGACGACAGTTGTTTTGTCAAGGTAGTTATTCATAATCTTACCCTGACTCCGTCGACGGTAGAAATCCGGTGTCACAACGTCCCACATCGTTTCGGTCTTAACCCACCCAAGGAAAGAAGCACTTGGGTAATAGGTCGCGACGATTCTCCATGGGTTGCCGCATATTCCGGCATACGCAGGATTGACTCTCTGCGCAGCCAAAAGCGGACCGTTCGTAACACGTGATCTGTAACGCATAGCATAGCCTCCGAGGACTTTGGAGGCTAAGCTATGGGGGTGGTACATAAGTGCCGCCTCAAAGCAACATATGCACGCCACTTCGGTTAAGCCTACACCATTGTAGCCTTATACCGCGGTTAGCTGGTTTGACCCAGCCGAGGGAACATCCCTCTGACCCCCTACCCAG